AATTTATAGGTTAGCGCATATTTCCTACTGACGTTACGGTACTATCTACACTAGTCACTTTTCCATCTAAGTTTATAGTTGATTCAGGGTTTCTCTCGCCAATAGTTTTATCTTCCACCCATGTAGCATCATTCCACCCTTTGGTGACATCAATAGGAGTTCTACATTCAGGGCAGTCGCCGGACGCCGGAATAACACCGTTCCATCCACATTCACAATTAATATTAGGGGCTACGTAATGAGGAGAACCAATACGTTTAACTCTAAATAATAATCTACGCTGATACGTTGGACGTGATGGTATAAACAAATCTAAACCTGAATGAACTGCAGTTGATGGTACTAAGTACACCCTACCAGGTTTTTGAGGATGGACTGACGTTGGATGACCTAAACCATACCCACGTTTCCAATGTATTTCAGCACACTCTGGATCATTAGGATCTAATGTTTCATGGTACATAGCTGCGCCACCCCACGATGGTTTCCATTCAGGGTTTAATACTACCACTATAGAATAATAGTCGGCGCCATCCTCTTCTTTAATTACAGAAGCATCACGGTGCAATCCTGCTGACCCCTGCATTCTCCCTTGGGCTTTTCTAGGGCGTGGGCCATTTGGGTTTTCCATTAACAACCCACCAGCTTTACCAGTACAATAGGCTGTCCAAATTCCAGGAGGATTTCCTTGCCCTGGTAAAGTACCGTAGCCTGGGATATTAGGATCATCTCCAAACTTTTCGCTCCACATAGGAATCGTCCCACCAATCTCTTCACCAAAACCGTTTAGGGCGAATTCCCCTTTAAAGAATTTAGTATTGATATGTTCGAATAATTCGAATACCGGTGGGGCCCGCCTTTTAGTACTATCATTATCCCACCCCATAGGTTGACGCCATACCCCCGATACTTTAGGGTGATCTTTCCAAAACACAGAACCCTCAATAGTGCCATTATTATTTAGTTTGCATTTTAATGCATTACCATCACCATAATATTCAAAATAGACTCTTTTACCTTGAGGGTCTATATCCTTATCCTTTTTTCCATAGTCTTGGGTAGCATTACCACCCCATGCTGCTTTTGCCCCTAAACCTGTACCGCCTAAATACCAATGGCTATTAGTTACATGTAGGTCAGCCGCTCTTAAAATAGGATCCTTTGGATCTAAATCAAATTCTAGTATTTCTGGTATACTCATTATGTTCCCTCGAAGTCATCATTTAATAAATCTTTATATCTACATCTAAACATTAATCGTCTTAAATAATCGCTACGTTTAGGTAGATATTTATCATTAGCAGTTGTGTGTAAGGCTGCGGCTGGACATAATATAATTGATCCTGGTTCGTGTGGAGTTACAACTGACGGGTAACCAATACCATACCCACGTTTCCAGTGGGTCTCTGAAGCCTCTTCAGGGTCTATTGTTTTAAAGTACAACAATTCTCCACCCCATGACGGCTTCCATTCAAGGTTCATATTAATTAACATTGAAAAATAACCATCAGCATCTTCAGCCACATCGACTGCAGCATCCCGATGTATTCCTACAGATCCAGAGCGTCTAGCCCATTTTTGTCTCATCATTCTAACATCAGTATCAGTCTTATTAATCCCTTCAAATAATACCCCACCGGTTTTTCCAATAGCATAAGAGGTCCAAATAGAGTTCATATCACCAGGTTTAGGTAGAGTACCGTAGCCAGGTATACTATCATCCTCTCCGTACTTAGTACTCCATAAAGATCTAGTCGCCCCGATCTCCTCTGGAAACCCATCGAGGGTTAGAGAATTGTTAAAGTATAATTTATTGACCCGGTCAAATAAGGCCCATGCCTTAGGGGCGCGCCTCATGCAACTTTCGTCATCCCATCCGAACGGACTTCTCCATACCCCTGATATATCAGGAAATGTTTCCCAGTTAGAACTACCCTTGATTGATCCATTCTTATTTAACTTAGTTACTAAACCTCCACCATTAATATCAATCTCAGATGATTTCTCAAAATCATAGGCCCATCCCCCAACATTAACATCATTGCCTTTTATATTCTGACCAGCTTTATCTGCCCCTAACTTTGCTCCTACCCCTGATGATCCAATATACCAATCTATCGTAGGTAACCATTTAGCACAATCTACGTATATAGGATCGTCCGTGGGTATGTGCTTTATATTTATCTTTAATTCATTCATTTCATTTCTCCTTACATCTAAACATTAATCGTCTTTGGTATTCATTTCTATCTAAAACTCTTTTATCAGTGCTAGAATGAATAGCTTTTGCTGGGTATAAAGTTACTAAGCCTGGTTCATTGGGATAAAGCTCTCTAGCATAACCAATACCATACCCTCTTTTCTCATGGAGTTCACAATCCCCAGTACTTTCATCGTGGAATATTAATTCTCCACCCCATGATTGTTTCCAAGTGGGGTTTAAAACTACGGTTAATGAGTAATACCCATCACCTCTATCATCAGTATATGGGGAATCCATATGGGCCCCACACAGCGATTTATCAAAGGCTTTACCTTTCATTCCCATTGGTTTGTCATATATTGATCTGATCCCCCCGGTTCTACCAGTGCAATATGAAGTCCATATCTGTGGGATTTCACTAGGGCGCGCATGGTAATATGGTATCGTTGGATCATCACCACTATCCATCATCCATTGGGTACCTCCGATCTCCTCCCCAAATCCATCTAAAGTAAACTTAGAATCAAAGTATTTTTGGTTAATCGATTGAAATAGTTTATATACTAAGGGTGCGCGCCTTCTTGTACTCTCATCATCCCATCCATATGGTTGCCGCCATACCCCAGCAATCATTTTCTTTTGCATACTTTCAGCGGAGGGTGGGATATCGTGTTTACCGTCCCTAGTAAGGGTCCCTCGCATACCGGAGGGGTCTGGATTTAATTCGTGATTACCTTTCTTATGCCCAATATACCATTCACCGTTGGCTACCCATTCAGCGCACTGAACGAATATAGGGTCAGTTATATCTAGGTTATAGGTTTCTATGTTGAATTTAGACATTTCACTTTGTTCATAATATAATTATATAGCTATCTATAAGCTTAATCTGGGGCTAAATACTCCATTAAGATCATCCTCATAGCATCGAGCTTTTTAATCCGCATTCGTAAATTAATTTGAGATTGAACCCCTTTAGCATTAGCTAATTGTATTTCAGCATTAGCATAACATTCTTGAAGGGTATCAAGGGTTGTACGTAATTCATACCACGTAGGATTATCTGGTTTTTTCCAATCATCCGGGCACATACCGCCTTTCGGCTTAAACATAATTACATCATTAGACAATTTCGAAGTAGCTATAATTAAATGATACAACCGCAGTTAAATATTCTACTTCAGTTGTGGTGATATCAAAAGGCAATGATGACAGGTTAATTGGATAGGCATCGATAAATCTAATTTGCTTAGTTACATTGTTTGCGCTAGATAATATATTAAGGGTAAGATCCCTTACGTTGTCAATCGACTGATTCTCATCTACTTGACTATATAACCAATCATAGATCTCTTTATAATTTATTAAATCTTCATCCACTAAGAACGAACATTCAAATTGCCCATAGGTAATCTTATCAGCAGCAATAGCAATAGATCTACTTGGGGTATGGTAAGGAGCTCCGTCGACGCTAACGTCAGGGAGTATCATAGTCTGTACAGTAAACTCAGCCGTTGGGTAAACCGTTGTGTCTAACTGTAATATAAATGATGTGGGATTTAAAAAGTTTGTACTTGTGCTCATACGTCTATTTATATGCCTACCTTTTGTGATCCCTAAAAAACCCCCAATTAAGGGGGTTTCTGTTCAGTTGTTACTGACCTATATTATAGGTTAGTTACGTTGAACGTACGGTAGTAAGTATTTGAATCCGCAGCACCTGAAGTGAAAGGATTGTTAGTTAAACCGTAACGAGTCTTAAAGCCAATACGTGGCTGGAAGTCGTTTTCACCAATAGTCTTCATCATTGATAAAGGAACGTATGGGCAGTAGTACATACCAGCGTCATAAGCATTAGAACCTTTGTAACCAACTGTTACGTAGTCTGTAGCAGCAAATGGATCAACGTATAACTTGATGCCACCGTTAAGTGTACCAACGAATAAGTTACCAGTTACATCAGCAAGACTAATGTTAGCAGTGTTACCATACTGAACATTACCAGTAGCATTTAATACTGCAGCAACGTTAGAAGAGATGATAGCAAAGTTACCTTTACCACGACGAGTAGAGATTGCAATAGCGTTAGCTTCACGATCAATATGTGTGATAAGGTTCTTGTATACTTCAACTTCCCAACGACCAGCAGATGAACCACCAATAGCAGCATCAAAGTTTGCACCAGGTACAGCTTGAGTATTCATAGCTTGGATCATTTCACGGTTGATTTCACCTAGAATTTCAGATGAAAGGATGTTAGCTAATTCAGACTCAGCATTAAGACCGTGTACAGCTTTAAGGTCTTGAGCTAATTCCATTGTGTAGTTAGCTTTTAACTGACGAGATTCAGCTGTAACAGTTGATTTCTCGATTGAGAAGCCCATTTCATTAAAAGTAGAACCTTCAGCAGTTGCTGTAGACATCTTACCAGAGAATGAAGTGTTAGGCTCATTGAACAAAGCTTCCGTAGGAGGAGTTGTTGAAGTACCATCTGAATAGTTTGACTTCATAGCGAAGATCAAGCCAGTTGGACCAGTCATTGGTTGTACACCTGCTACGTCAAACGCTAAAAGGTTTGGAGTAGAACGACGTACTAACGAGATCATTACTGGATCCCAGTTGTCAATTGAACCAGTTGCGTCTGAACCGCCCGCGATTGATTGCTCTTTAAGTGATATTTCTTGGTTTTCAAGAACTACCGCTGTTACTGCACGTTTATGTGCATCTGTGATAGCGCCAGCGTCAGCTGATTCTAATACAGGTGCCCATTTTTCCTGTAGTTGTGTTGCATTTAATTCCATGTGATTTCTCCTATTTAGAATTGTTTAGATTGAGAAAGTGCATCTAAGTATTTAGCCATTTGGCCATCTACTGCTACAGTTTCTTCTTGGTTTTCTTCTGAGATTGCATCGATTTCTTCCGATACTACTTCAGCGTGGTCTTTCTTTAAGTAAGACTCTTTGATTGTTGTTACTTTAGTTGCGTATTCTTCAAGATCAGCAGCGTCAATAGACTCTGTTAATTCTTTAAGCTTAGCAGCTTCAGTAGCAGCAAGGCCTTGACATGCTTCGGCGATTACGTTAGCTCTTTCGAAAGATTTAACTTTCTCAGATAATTCAACGTTAGTTGCAGTTGCAGCATTCAATTGATCTTTAGCATCAGATACTTCTTCAGTTAAAGCGTCAACAATTTCAACTTTATCTTCTGGTACATTGATGTAATGTTCTGCAAATAAACCATGCATACCATTAATAAATGATTCAGTAATTTCTGACTTCAAACCATGTTGGATTGCAACTTCGTTTTCAGTCATCCAGTTCTCAACAACATAGTTAAGGTAACCGTCTACTTTATCTACTAGATCTTCTTTAATAGCTGTAACTTCTTCAGATAAATCAGATGCATAACGCTCTTCTAATTCAACTGTTTTAGCAGCAACTTTTGATTGTAAAGCAGCTTCAAAGATTGTACCAGCTTTAGCTTTAAAGCCTTCAGACAAATCAGCTTCGTCCTTTACTAGTGCATCTAAGTCTTCTTTAAAAGTTTCTTCTTTCTGAACTTTTGCTTTAGATTTAGACTCTTTCTTCTCATTTTCTACTTCGCCTTCTTCATCATCACCTTCTTCTTCGTCCTCATCGTCGCCTTCGTCTTCCACTTTAGCTTTCGCTTTAGCTTTTTCCGCAGCTTCGAAGATTGCATTTAATTCATCTTTATTCATTTCTTGTAAAGACGCATTAATTGCAGAGATCGTACGAGCTTCTGTTAAGGGAGCTTCTACTTCTGTATTAGTTTCCTCAACAATAACCTCTTCAGCGATGTCTTTAATTTCTTCTGACATATTATTTACTCCTGTAAGAGTTATAGTTTCGAGAGGAAATGTTCAAATCCGTGTATTTCTGAACTAGTGTTATCCACTGGCTCTTCAACTACGGCCTCCATCATTTCTGTCTCACCTTTTTCAATTTGCATTTTAACTGCCTGACCGTCCTTCATTTCCCAATCAACCCCTTCCATAATGCCATTTACAAATGCATTAGGAGCTGATGGGTCTTGAACGATATCAACTGTGCTAAGATGAAAATCATCCTTCACATAGTTAACGCCATTCCTCATTTCAATGCTTCCCATTCCACGACTTGAAACACCAAGTTGTACTCCACCTTCAACAAGACCTTTTACGATCTGGCCCATAGGGGTATCCAAAATAAGTGCTTTACCAATCACATTATTACCGTCCCATTTAAGTTCAGTAATTCTGTGAGATACTTTGTCAAGGTTGATAGAAGGGCCTTCAGGGTGATTTAATTCACCTACCGCTCTACCAGTCTTAACTTGTTCGTTATTATATCTATCTACTGCCTGCGTAAGAACTTCGCGTGTATAAACACGTCCATTTCTATTTTTGCCTTCCGCCTGCATAAAAATTCCTTCGATATAGGTTTCTTTCTTACCATTCTTACCTTCGGTAATTGAGTAACCTAATCCTTCTTCTATATATTCTGCTATTAGTTTCATAAGCTTTTCTTCAAATCCTTAACTGATTTATCAATGAATATGCTGATACTCTCTAATCTAGTAATAATATCATTAGTGTTACCACCCTTCATATCACCATTTAATAGTCCTCTTCTC